GCAGCAAGCTGAAGCATGTGCTCATCAAACGCCAAAGGCTTAGACAGGTCTTTGAAGTCTTTAGTCTTGATGTCTATGACTATCCCGTCACCGTCCGTGTTGTGCATGTCGCACTTCCCACCAAACCCTAGCTCATGAGCAAAGGCTTTCTCACAAACCCAGCTACGAGCCCCGTAGAAGCCCTCTACGGCGTTTTTGCAGGACTGGACATGGTGTGGGTACTTAGAAAACGTTCTGCCCTCGTAGAAGCCCTGTATTGCGGCGTGTATCTCTGTCCCTAGTTCAGCTGCGTCTTTGCCCTGCTGTTTAGAGTCAGACAGCACCCGTTTTAGCCAAAGGTATTCTGGTTCGTCGTCCTGCCGCGGTAATGTCAAAGCAGCGAGAATGGCCTGCTCCTGCAACCACACAGTCAAAGCCGGCTTGGCTGCTACGTTAATAATCCCGCTGACTGACGGCACCAGGTTAAGCTCACGGGCGTCACGCAGGGTGGTGTTACGCATCCTGCCGGTACTCTTGCCCATGATTGTGTACATAGGTTCGCCTTGCCTGGTGTACCAATGGCCAGACTCCGCGGCGTGCTCTTTGGCAATCATAATTTTCCTTAGTTTGTTAGTGATTTGCGGCGGTCTTCAATCTTGCGTTCAATCTTGTCATACGCTTCGTCTGCCCTGACCCGTGAATTAGCAGCATCTTCCTGGCGTAGCTGATCCATCAAAAGCTTATTCATGTCACCCATTGGGTATTTAATTAGGACATAGGCCACGTACTTATCGCCCTCTTGAAAAATTTGAGACTTCTCTTCGTGAGCGCCAACGATTCTGGCAAGCAGTGCTTCTTGGGAGGTGGTGACTGAGGCGTTGTTTGATACCTGGGCGTTATTAACGTCACCGTTCTCGTCTACGTATAGACGCATTAGTGAGTTAACTTCACCCTTGATGGTAACAGCCAGCTGAGCCTTAGCAAGCATGGTGGCCTTGTTCATGGCCATCTGCATATCCTTTGATTTGGCCACAGCCTTTTCGTAGATAGCGTCCTTGTCTTTTGGCGGCTTGGTATACCAGTCAGGCATTTGATCAATTTGCTTGGCGACTTCTTTTTTAATTTCTTCTCGCTGTACTTGCTGATCGCTTTTAAACATGCTGCAAGAAGATAAAAATACGCAAGCTAACGCTATAAGTTTTTTCATAATAATTTTCTCTATTGAAGTTTATGAGTATTGTCTTTAGCCCACACAAGGTAAGGCATCCGTACAATTCTTCTTTCGCTTTTCGGTATCTCTTGCATTCTTTGGTTAAACTCAGCCAGGGAAAATGATTTTCTAAAAGAGATAGGCCGCTTTGTTGCCACTGCAATCATTACCTCGCCTGCAATGTTTCCGTTAACCTTAACCTTTGGAAACGTAGCCCAAAGAACTAAAGGTTTTTCAGGAAGCTCTACTTTGCTAGTAATAATTTGTTCATGCTGGTAAACAAACTGCACTTGCTCATGACGTTCCAGGTACGGTGAAAAGTAAAACAGGTTTAAAAATATCGGCTGGTTTGGTTTGACTATTACGTTAAATAGTTCGCCTTCCCTCAGCTGAGTTTTTGACACCCGTATCTCAGGGTCAAAGCTTATGTCAGACTTGCCAGTGTCTTTAGTAAGAGCTACCTCAACAGTAACCTTGCAAGAGCGTATGCCTGATCCTGATACCTCTGTACTAATCTTCCGCAGGCCAGTCACCATGCCCTCTGTGTACGACGTAGACGACATAAGCATTTGACATACCTCGTCGTTTACTTCGTTGCATAGCTGGTACTGAGACGTTGACACAGCCTCACCTGCCACCTGTCTTACAACGCTAAAGATCGCTTTATTTTCTGCCGCCATACATGCAGCACGCTCTGACACTTCAGGGCTAAATGATTCTATTGCTTCCCCGCGGTGCCATTCCTGTTGCTGTGGTGCCGTTGATGTAATCAGGCTAAATAAGAGTGAAAGTATTTGTTTTTCCATTTTCGCTAATAAATTCTTTAATGTCCGCTATTGTCATTCCAGTCTTCTCATGAATCAGAATTATGATGTCGCCGCTAATGCCAACAACACCATGCCTGATCTTGCTAAGCGCCGGAGGGCTAATTCCTAAAGCAGCGCACAGTTGTCTGTCAGATGAAATGTTGTATTCCGTCTTTAAAAAATCAAACAGTGCGTGCTCTGGGGCCATCACAGTCTCCTAAAAATCTATGTCGTCTAACGTATCGTCAAACGAATCAGTAGTTTTATTTTTGCCCTGCTTGCGTTGCCATTCAGGACTGCTTGCAATCTTGCCCTTAAGTTTGTCGCTAAACGTCTCAAACATTTGCATGTCTGGGTCGTCAATACTAAAAAGCTTTGCATCGTTATGAGCGTCAGGCAAACCTGCTTTCTTAATGTTCGCAGGCACCGGGTTGATGTTGTTAATGTTGGTGTACTCCTTACCATCATGGCCAACAGACTTAGCTACTGAGATCATTGCCCACACACCTAGAAGTTTCTTTAGCTCAAAACCCTTACGCTCGTCTGCAGTGAACGCAGCACCCCTCCAGGACTCTAAGTCAATAGACAGGTTGGCTTTCTCGTTAAGAGACAACGTGTAGTTCTTAGAAATAGATAGCGGCTCACCCTTGTCAGTCAATAATGGATTGCCGTCGTCATCAATCGAATGAACTTCAAATTGAATCATGACCTTTCGCAATTTTTTCTCTTGCCCCATGTACGTAGACTTTTGCGTACCCGTGTCAACAATTCGGTAGCACCGAGCTAAATGTAAGCCAGGGGGTACTGGGGTAAACGATCCACCGCTGGATTCTGCTTTCGCTATAAGGCTCATTTGTTTTCCTTTGCTAGGGCTTTCAGGCCACATTCGTAATAGATGACAGCCCAATCGTCATCTGAGGCCATATGATTCACTGCACGCCGTAGCGCCTCTTCTAGTTGCTGCTGTCGCTCTAAATTCGCTTGATGATATTCGCTGTCCATAAATTCCTCTATTTTTAGTTATTAACATAAGAGCAAAAAGAAAACCACATACAGCTAACATAGTTCCTATACGTCTAAACTTCTCACGACGAATAGAACCCTGATCGTTAAGTATTGCTAATTGAATAATCTCCATATCAAACGTAAGATCGGAAGATAATTTTTTTTCGTAAAACCCACCTATTTTTATGCCTGTCTTAGTTGTGTAAGGGGTAACCTTGTCTTGTGTCTCCATGTTGTAATTCCTCCTTAATTCTTTGCATCTTATACCATTTAATTCCTTCTTACAACACCTTGCATAAAAAAGTTTTACATGGTTTAATATGGCATTACAGAAAGGTTTGTTATGAAGCTAAACGATTTTTTTACAGACCAGCCTCACGGGTCGAAGGCTGCGATGGCCAAGGCTTTGGGGATAAGTAAAACCTGGCTAAGCTTAATCATTGCCGGCAAAGAAATGCCTTCACCAGTGTTAGCTGTGGCTATTAGTAATTACACAAAGAATAAAGTCAAGCGTCAAGTATTGCGCCCAGACATATTCGGAGTATGATCAATGGGACTAGCTAGGGTAGCCCCCGAAAAGCCGATTCGTCACCGGCCTGCTGTGTCCCACCTAATTAAGTGACGAGAACCTTTGACTAGGGTTATATATGCACTACTACCAATTCCATATTGGCGACTACAGGTCAGCCACATCCCATTTAAGCAATGAAGAAGACCTTGCGTATCGGCGCTTGCTTGACATGTATTACGATACAGAGGCTTGCATCCCACTGGATACCGAGTGGGTTTCCAGACGGTTACGAGTCGATAAGCAAGTGGTAACCGTGGTGCTTAAAGATATGTTTGTTGAGACGCCAGACGGTTGGTTTCACCAAAGGTGCGCTACCGGAATTAAGGATTATCACGCCCTTGTAAGCCGAAACAGAACCAACGGGAAAGCCGGTGGCAGGCCGAGACGTAACCCAGAGGAAACCCAGTCGGTTACCACTGGAAAGGTAACCATAAACCATAAACCAGAAACCACAGTAGAGGCAAAACCCAAACAGTCTCGTGGAACTCGACTGCCTGCTGACTGGGTGCCTACCGAAGACCAAGTCCAGTTCTGCAAAACCAACAGGACTGACCTAAGCGCACAGACCACTGCAGACCGCTTTCGTGATTACTGGTCTGCCCAGCCTGGTGCCAAGGGGTTAAAGTTGGACTGGGACGCGACGTGGAGAAACTGGGTACGTGCCGAGCGCGTCCAGGTTGCAGACAAAACTTCTGGTAGCCGACCTACCTGGGACAGGAGACAACGATGAAAGGTGCTGATGCCGTATTTTCTATGCGCCGTGCCGGCAAGCGCCCGAACGGGGTTTGGATTACGCAGACCCCCTCGCCGTATTGCCTGATGTGGCAGAAGTACGACGACCTACAGGCTTACCCAGAGATTGAGATTCTGTCCAACGAAAACCCAGAGAGCCTCGACCTGCGGTTTGTTGTTGGGCTCACAGCTCATGTCTGCGGTAAAGAATATTTTACGGTTGAAAAGTTACACAATGCGCTTTTAAAGGCAGGTGCTAAACGGGTGATTACCGTTGTTGGCGAAATTATAATTGATAGCGAAACGGGAGAGCACGGATGGGTATGTACTTAACTGACGACGACATAGACTTTAACTCGTACATGGCGATGACCGAGTACGAGACTCGGGTCAAGGATATGCGGCTGACGGTTGATGAGCTGATAGACGAGGTGAACAACCCGGTTGTAGACAAATCAACCCTGATGCCGTGGCCAGCGGCTGCAGACTCGTTTGCTTTCCGTCCCGGCGAAGTCACAGTCTGGGCTGGCTCCAATGGCGGCGGCAAGTCGTTAATGACTGGCCAGGTTGCGTTGGGGCTCATAAAGCAGAAGCAGAGAATCTGCATAGCAAGCTTTGAGATGAAGCCGAAGATGACTGCTAAGCGGATGGTGCGGCAGTTTGCCGGCAAGTCGTTAGAGTCTAATCATTACGTGCAGACACCCAAAGAGCAGAAGCTTGAAGCGCTGCTTAGGTTCAAAACATTTATCGGTAACAAGATGTTTGTTTACGACCAACAGGGTACGGTTGACTCTAAGCGAATCGAGGCGTTGGTATGGCACTGTGCAACAAAGCTAGAAATTGATCATGTTTTTATCGACAGCCTGATGAAGTGTGTGCCTGGTGAAGATGCATACAATGAGCAGAAAAATTTTGTAGATAAGCTGACGTCGTTAGCGCGTGATCATAATATTCATATTCATTTAGTCCACCACATTCGCAAGCTAAGTAACGAAGAGATCAGGCCAAGTAAGAGTGACCTGCGCGGGTCTAGTGCAATTACCGACCAGGTGGATAATGTTTTAATCGTTCACAGGAACAAGCGCAAAGAGCACGCACGCGAGTCCGGTAAGGATTATGACGAGACAGACCCAGACGCATACCTAATGTGCGAGAAGCAGCGTAACGGGGAAGCTGAGCCCTGGTTTGATCTTTGGTATCACAACGACAGCCAGCAGTTCTTAGATCGTCGTAACGGTATGCCGATGGCGTTTGACCAAACGGGGGAATTTTGAATGACGTTGAAAAATACAAATACGAATGCTTGGTCAGAGAAGTTATCCGAATGCGAATCAGAGATAGGGATGCGGCATATAAGTTTTTGGCTGGTTGGGTTCGAGATGACGGTAGTTGGGCAAAGGGTTGGAACGAGCGCCATCCGAGTAGTGCGCTCGAACAGGATATTAAACAACAATGGAAACTTGGAAATCGCGGTGAACATGGAGACTGGAAATGAGTGAACTAAGTAACTTCCAAAAGAATTTTTTAGCAGGCAGTGGCCACGTAGAAGTGTTCACGCAAAAAGAATTTGATGACGCATTGAATTTAGCTAGAGCTGAGATCATGACTGTAGCGATACAGACTACAAAGCAAGCTATTTTAATTGAGCGTGAAGAGTGTGCAAAATTAGCTGATGAATGCGTTGATATAGAAAAACTGGGAGATGCAATTCGTAATCGCATACCAGCACAACGACAATGATCTGGATAGGTATAGACCCAGGCTTACGTTCTGGAGCGATAGCGTCGATTGACCACAACATTGGTTTTATTGCGGCTGAAGATATTAAAGCTGATGGCGATAAGATTGACGTCAAAGCTTTGAAAGAACAAATCTATCGCATCACGGTTCCTGGTGATACGTATGTAATTTGTATTGAGCATGTAGGTGTGCGGCCAGGGCAAGGAATATCGAGCTCAGGTAAATTTATGAGAGCGTTTGGTGCAATTGAAGCCGCGGCCGCATTGCTTTCAGATAGGGTAGAGATGGTATTACCGCAGGCGTGGAAAAAAGTTATGGGTGTTAGTGCAGATAAAGAAAAGTCTTTGATTATGGCCAGAGCTTTATTTCCAAATGCAATGCTAAAGTTGAAGAAGCATCACGGAAGAGCTGAAGCTTTATTGATAGCGGAATATGCGAGGAGGGTGTTTGGATGATAGAAAATGATGAGATGAGATGTATGTTTGCTGCGTTTGCTCTGCAAGGCTTAATGTCTTCTGTTGACCCAGAAATATTAGAGTCTGAACATAATAGGCGGTTCATAGCAGAGGCCGCGTTTGATATGGCCGATATGATGCTGGGGGTTAAAAATGCTACAGCAAGACATTAGCATTTACGAAGCGTTCATGAGGGGTGACTCCGTTGGGTCGTTAGCTAAGCGTTTTAAGTTAGACAAATCACAAATAAAAAAGGTAATTAATCGTGTTGGAACAGAAAGAGTCATCGCAAAACCCAAGGTTTTGTACGAACTGTATGCAACACAAGCCGATACAGAACGGAACATATAAGGTATTTGAAAATGGAACTAGACAAAGATGGATTTGCGAGAAATGCTCGCTTAGAAAGGGGAAGACCCACATCATCAGAAACATTAGAATTTAAATTGATGGTGATTGGAATTATTTTAATTCTTAGCGTATTTTTTATATCAGCGATTATTGGCGTAACAATTATTTTTTGGCGAATTTGGGGGTAATTATGAGCGAACGAGAAATTGATCCACAGAAGGCAGTAGATTTTATCCGTGACCACGGGGCTAAGCTGGCGTATGCCAAGGCCACCCGAATATACTTGGAAGAGTTCCGTAAGTCTAAGAAAGCATTGCTAATGAAGCAATCTTCAGAGACTGCGGTAAACGCTCAGGAGCGGGACGCCTACAGTCACCCAGAATACCAGCAGCTTTTAAATGACCTTAGGGCTGCCGTAGAGGCCGAGGAAGCCCTTAAATGGCACATGGTGGCAGCTGAGGCCAGGATTGAGGTTTGGCGGTCACAGGAGGCTTCTAATCGAGCCGAGTACAGGGCTACGATTTGAACAACAAACTCAATGCAGCCGAGCGCCGGCACCTGCAGCGGGTTAAAAGCCTGCCCTGCAGCGTCTGTAACGCCCCTCCCCCGAGCTCTGCTCACCACGTCAAGCAGCACCAGCAGTACACGGCTGTAGCGCTCTGCTACGACTGCCACCAGGGCTCAATGATGGGCTGGCATGGTAACCGCCGGGCGTGGGTTATAAGGAAGATGGACGAGCTGGACGCCTTGAACGTCACTATCCAGCGTTTACTGTGTGATGGCTTGCCAATTGAGCAAGATGAAAAAATATTTTAAAAAAGTGTTGACAAGCCGTTTAATAATAAATTAAAGTATACCTACTGACACATTGGTCAGGACAGCGAACCGGAGCGAATCATGAAAAACGACTTAAACACCATCGACACACTAGGCACATTGTTGGCACAGATTGCTGACTTAACTAAGCAAGCTGACTCAATCAAGGACGAGCTGAAAGATTCAGCTACGGCACCAAACGGCAGCAAAGTATTTGAGGGCGACATGTTCAAAGCTACCGTTATCGAAGCTAATCGCAACACAGTCAATTACAAAAAACTTTTAGCAGACTTGGGTATTACTGAAGACACAGTAGCTCAGTACACTAGCACGTCAGCAGTCTTCTCAGTCAAAGTAACTTCACGTTAATAGGGGCTCAATTATGACTATTTCATTAGGCACGTGCGGAAAAATGTTTGGACATTTTGAGCCAGATCAAGAATTTGCCGGGGTGGCTAAACCCATAGTTGACATGTATGAACATGCTTGTGATAAGGCGTTTTATTTTAGTAAACATTCTGTGCCTAACGGTAAATATAAACAAAAAGCATTAGTTTGGTTGGCTGCTGCTACTGCGTTACATTCTGTATTAGGTATGTATGCAAAACCTAATGATAGTTTTCGTGATGGCCCAGACGAAAAACTTGATTACAGTTGGCTACAACATCTTGCAAACGAAGCTCAAGGTGACAAAGATGACTAACAAAATTTTAACAAAAGAATTTGAAGGCCAGCTTTGGATACCTGCAAGTGTTTATCAAGCTGCTGTTAAACATGCAGTAGAAGCAGAGCGTAAAGCATGTGCAAAGTTGTGTGAAGAAGGCGGTAAAGATGAAAATGGGCGTATTCACGTTCAAGCATTGGGCTGCGCTTTAGAAATCCGCGCAAGGGGGTTAAGATGAAAGCCGAAAAACATAACCTAGACTTCACTGTCACATTGACTGCTGAAGATGCCAAGTTTACGGACGAGGCTGTGGCTGCAGGCATTCCATTGATTGTAGTGTGTATGTGCAGGGATGCTTTGCGTAAGCTAGTAACGTCTGAGCGCGAAGCGTGTGCAAAGTTGTGTGAAGAAATGGCAAGCTGGCATGGTGACTTAGTTACTGCCGCATACGACTCCGCTGCTGATGCTATACGCAAGAGGGGGCAGGAATGAATGACCCAGTAGCATATATCAACGTAGAAGAGCGCACTCTTGAATGGGCAACGCCTATTAAATGGGAAACGCCGACAGTAGTGAAGATGGATAAGGTTCCTTTGTACACAAAGAAAGAATGGGTAGGACTGACTTTACAAGAAATTGAATACATCGAGGGTATGACATTGGATAGGCACGATGCTATAAGAATGGCAGCCGTTGCTTTACAGGAGAAGAACAATGGATGAGCAAAATCCGCAGGAAGTAATAGCTAAATGGATTAAAGCAAACACCGAACATAGACAATGGTACATCTGCCCCAAGTGTAGCTACCAAGCACCACGATTTAAAGATGAATGGGTAGGGCTGACGGAGCAAGAGCAAAGTGACATAGCGTGGGAAAAAGACAAGTCGAGAATATGGATTGTTACCGCAACAGAAGCCAAGCTAAAGGAGAAAAACGGTGGGTAAAGAATATTCAGACTACGAAACACAACGCGCAATTTTGCTTGAGTATATGCAGGTAATGATAGCTCGTAATGACTGGCACGGGGTATCAGATGCAGCTAATGATCTACGTGTACTTGAGGCTGAGCAAAAGAATGCGTGAACCGCCAACCATAGAGCTGTGTTTGCATTTGGCTGAGATTTATTTTGAGATGGGTATGCCTGACCGAAGCTGGCAATACTTGCTGTGCTGGGCTGCTTATGACGATTACTTAGACATTTTTTGGGGGATCAACAATGTTTGATATTGACGAGCTCGTAATGTGGTTTTGTGTGGCTTTAGCTTTTTCTATTTTGGTTATGATGACACAGGGAGTAATTTAATGTTGCCTTTACATTGTCAATTTATGTTGAAGTCAGCGTCGTTGTCAAAAGACGTAGACCAAATTCAAAAAGCTATAGACATGGTAAAGGGTTTATCCTCAGAAAACTTCTTGCAAAATGAGCAAGACATGAAACAAAGGGTCTTTTATCATAGGCCGTTTGGTGTGCATTGGTCAGGCAATTACGTGGAAGAGGGTGGTTATCCAAGGCCATTTAATTTTTTTAAAATACCTGAAAAAATTGGTTGACAAGGGTTAATAGTTTAAGTTATAGTTACATCACAGTCAGGTGACTGGACAGCGAATAAGGAAAGTGAATCATGGAAAAAGCAAACTTCTCTCAACTGCTTAACGATGCCGTTAACCAGCCAGGCATCATTAGCCAGTGCTACAGCACGTTTCACGGGTTTAGTATTGGTAACCAGCTGCTGGCTTACACTCAATGCCTTGCACGTAATATCCCTATCGGCCCTATCGGTACTTTCAATAAATGGAAAGAGCTAGGCCGCTCGGTTAGCAAAGGCCAGAAAGCCATCGCTCTGGTAATGCCCGTTACTGTCAACAAGAAGGACGCGGCCGGCGAAAAGACAGGCGACGTGTTCCGCATGTTTGCTCTGCGTAACAATTGGTTTGTTCTTAGCCAAACCGAAGGCGAGGATTTTGTTAACGAAGTAATTACCCCTACTTGGGACAAAGCTACAGCGCTTGAGGCTTTGGGTATCACCGAAGAAATTTTTGCCTTAGCAAACGGCAACGTCCAGGGCTATGCCCAACTTAACACCATCGCAATTAACCCGGTGGCTGCGCTCCCACACAAAACCCGCTTCCACGAAATAGCTCACGTTGTCCTTGGCCACACGCAAGAAGGCTTGGTGACTGACAGCGAGTTTACGCCCCGTGACGTGCGTGAGGTGGAGGCTGAGGGGGTAGCTTACATCCTATGCGCTTTGCTCAGCCTGCCAGGTTTAGACGAGTCCCGCGGGTATATTCAGAGCTGGCTGCAGGGTGAAGAAGTTACCGAGAAAACAGCCCAACGTATTTTTTCAGCGGCCAACAAAATTCTCGAGGCCGGCCAGGTAAAGCCTGCAGAAAAATAAATTAAAAATATTTACGAAAAGGGGTTGACAGCCCCTAATCGTTTAAGCTATAGTTACATCACTGCATAACGCAGGACAGCGAAAAGGAGAGAATCATGAGTAAATATTACAAGTGCGATTGCTGCAAACATATTTTTAAAGAAGATGAGATTGAGACTGTCAATGACAATACAGGCGCAAGCGACGGTACGGTTGATCTTTGCCCTAAGTGCCATGTGCCAGAAAGTTTTTCGTCAATTTCAGACTTAGACTGGAAAATGGAACGCGAGCAAGAAGAGTTTGAGAACCGCGAAGAATACCGTCTCGACGCAATGTTTGATGCACGTTACGACGACGCGGAGGATTTATCATGATTGCTTACTGCGACTACATAGCTCACACAATACAGTCTGCTCTTGTTGCCGACAAGGGTTGGAAGCTTTCCCACGTTGGCAAAATACAGTGGGACTTAGATCAAGGCGGCGCTTTGAATAGCACTACTAAGCTCATGATTGTTGAAGACAATAACGGCAAGAAGTACAAAATAACAGTAGAAGAAGTTTAAAGCTTAGGTTAAAATAAATTACTGGGAAAGCGGATGCTGGCTTCGCATATCGCGTGGCGCTATTCGCATAGGTGTGTAGCGAACAGACGCAGCGAGTACCAATTTAATCAACTACCTGATGGGGGAAAGATGAAAGAAGATCAATACGAAGTTGCAAAGCTTCAACAGGAACTAACCCGCATTGACAACATAGGCTACGAGCTTCACTGCCAGCAAGAGAAGGCGATTGAAGCGCTAAACCAAATAATCAACGTGCCGTACACAGCCGCGTCAGATGCTCGTGCCGTCAAAGAGATGGTGCGTATTGCCGAGGAGGCTTTGAGCCTGTTACTTAAAGAGCCAGCATGAACAAATTTAATTTAGATTGGCAAAAAGAAAATTTACTCAAAACTCTTATAGCTGTGGTTGAGCATGATGAGTATTTAATTGAAATGAAGGTCTACAGACCGTTCATTGAGCTAGAGCATGCTAGAGATTTAATTTCAAAAATTGAAAGATGTAATGACATAGATTCTCGTAACATTGCAGAACCTTCAACATAACATTACACTACAGGCATCTAATTACGCTTAAGGACTGAGAAGATGTCTGAGCCCACCACAGTTGCTACGAAGCAACAGAAGCCGCCAAAGAAGATTGGCCGTCCCAGTAAATACACACCTGAACTAGCAAGAGAAGTATGTGAGCGCTTAAGTGATGGAGAACCACTACGTCAGATATGTAGGGACGAGCACATGCCTGCGTGGACTGCGATATATGCTTGGGCAGCGCAGGACAAGGCCCTTTCAGAACGCATCGCGCAGGCGCGAGAGCAGGGCTACGACGCCATAGCTGAGGATTTGCTGGCCATTGCTGACACTCCATTGATGGGCGACACAGAGACGAGCAGCGCCAACGGGCTTACGATCACCAGGCAGGACATGCTTGGTCACCGTAAGCTGCAGATCGAGACGCGGCTGAAGTTACTGGCCAAGTGGAACCCCAAAAAATACGGCGACCGCCAGATACTGGCCGGCGACAAAGACAACCCGGTAAAGGTTGAGGCTGACCTCTCAATCTTTGAGACTATGCTGGAGACGTTCGAGCTCAAACGCCAGGCCAAGGTTAAATGAGTGAGTTTGTAAGTAACGTAGAGGTTGCTGCTATGAGGGCTGAGCTGGCTGCGTTAAAGCGCGAGAACGAAATTCTTCACAGGTGGCTAGAAGAGCAGAAGAAGTACGCAGCTGAGTTGCGGCAGGTACTGCTAAGCCGCGGTGACGTAAAGTGAATGACGTTGTTGAGCTCTTGCGCGACCCACAGGTACACAAGCAGTACCAAGCATTGCCTGACATTCACCGTGCTGCATTTGAGTGGCGTGCTAAGTGGTTAGCAAAAGCGCATGATCATCAGATCGTTCCTGCCGGCGACTGGTGGGATATCTGGCTTATGCTTGCTGGCCGCGGTGCCGGCAAGACCAGGACGGCGTCCGAGCAGCTAGGATGGTGGGCGTGGAGTCAACCGAAGACCCGCTGGCTTGTTATGGCACCCACCAGCTCAGACGTGCGTGGGACGTGTTTTGAGGGCGATAGCGGCCTGTTGAGCGTTATCCCACCCATACTGATCAAGGACTACAACAAAAGCCTCCACGAGCTTATCCTGGTCAACGACACTCTGATCAAAGGTATACCGGCGTCAGAGCCTTCGCGTCTACGTGGCCCACAGTTCAATGGGGCATGGATGGACGAGCTGGCCGCGTTTGATTACCTGCAAGAAGCCTGGGACATGGCCATGTTTGGCATACGACTTGGCAAGAAGACAAGAACGATATGCACAACTACCCCAAGACCTAAAGACCTAATCATTGAGCTCGTTGGCCGCGAGGGGGACGACGTGGTGCTTACCAGGGCATCGACCTACGTCAACATAGACAACCTGGCTGACAACTTCAAGAAGCAGATTCTGCAGTACAAAGGCACCACGCTTGGCAGGCAGGAGATCGAGGGCGAGCTCATTGACGCCGAAGAGTCAGGCATTGTTAAGCGTGAGATGTTCAGGCTATGGCCTGCTAACAAACCGTTCCCTAAATTTGAATATGTCATACAAAGCTACGATTGTGCTTACACGGAAAAAACCGTCAATGACCCGACTGCGGCGACAACGTGGGGAATATTTAAGCCACTTGATAGCCCGATGGCCGTCATGCTCATCGACGCCTGGCAAGACCGACTACAGTACCCGGATTTACGCCCGAAGGTCATTGAGGAATTTAAGGTTTCGTATGGCTCTGATCCCGAGGAAGAAGGGCGAGGAAACTTTGTCGGGGGCAAAAAGGTTGACCTTATTCTTATTGAAGACAAGGCTTCAGGCATATCGCTCATCCAAGACTTGCAAAGAGCGCACCTACCTGTCCGTGGTTACAACCCGGGCAGAGCAGACAAAATCCAACGACTATCTATCGTTGCTAATATCATCGCTCACAAACGTGTATGGATACCTGAAAGTACAGCCAAGAAGGGATACGTTAGGGACTGGGCTGAGGGGTTTGTCAGCCAGATATGCAGCTTTCCTGACTCGACACACGACGATTTCGTAGACAGCTGTACGCAGGCTCTGAGATACTTGCGCGACGCTGGGTTCCTTGATATAGACCCTGAGCCGCCAGACGATGACGATGATGACTACGTCTACGCTGGCCGTAAACGTACTAACCCTTACGCGGTGTAACTTATGACCCTTGCTCAATTAAAAAAACTTGCTTCGTTAGCCCAGGCCGGAAAGAAAGCAACAACTGGTCTTAGCGCTGTTAAGGAAGCTGAGATTATTGCTAATATGCAAAGGGCAGGAGAGGCGCCATTAAAAATGCCATCCGTCATTATACCTAGCAAGGTATCAAACGTAGAGCAGGCTATACGCCAGAGTAAGGGCAATAAGACTATAGCCGATGCCAAGAAGACGCTGAACCCACAAGACGAGGCGAGGCTTGAGGCTGAGTTGCGTGAAGCAAACTTAGCCAAGTTTCTTGCTGAAAGCAAAGCGCCTATGCGCCTGTACCACGGCACGACCGCGTCTGAAGGTGGTAAGGGTGCTGAGGCCATTCGCCGCATTAAGCCAAGCAAAGATGGCGCACTTGGCTCTGGGGTGTACCTAACCCCAAAACCAAATTACGCAGAGCAATACACCTACAAAGGCGCAGGCGACTATGAAGGTGGCAACACGTTGCCTGTACACGCGCAAATAAAAAACCCGCTTGTAATCGACGGCAGTGCATCAAACGACCCAATGATTGAGGCTTTAATAAGGCTTGGTATGGGCGAGGCGCAGGCTTCGCGCATGGTTGAGCGTGCCTATGACCAGAAGGGCTACATCGGCAAGGAGGTGCAGAGCCGCGCCCAAGCCCAAGGCTATGACGGTTTGATGCATTACCTTGACGGCGACTTGAACGAGGTGGTTTCTTACCAGCCCAACGCAGTCAAGAGCGCCATCGGCAACCGTGGAACCTACGACATCAACGAGCCTGACTTGGGAAAAGCTGAAGGCGGCGTGGTTAAGGCTGAGGGAGGTAGTGTAAACATGCCTAGCTTTTTTAATACTGATGTCAACTTTGGCAACCAAGCGTCAAACAGTCCACCACCGCCTAGTGCGGAGATGTTAGGGCAGATTGCAAAGACTATTAATAAGGCTAAGGGCGGCGCAGTGTCAAATGCCTGGCATGAGCTAATAGGCTACAAAGGTGGTGGTGTTGCTGAAAAGGCAAAGGAAGAGATTGATGCCGCGGCTAAAGAGCTAAAGAAAGAAGCCAAGACCTACGGCAAGAAAGGCGCGGCGATGGATATATTGAATCGCGGCCCAGTAACTGATTACCTTGGTAGCGCTGTAGATTTACCAAACGCTGCGCTGCAATTCATTGACTATCTGCAGACAAAGGCTCCAGGGCTCAGTGAGCCTGAGTCAGTTATGGAGCCAGAGGGTAACCGGGTACCTAAGTTTCCTTTGTCCACTGAAGAGCCCTATGGCGGTAAAAATGCCTGGAACAAACTGCTTCAGCAGGTAGGCGTTACGTCTGATGTGGAGCGCCCGATTGCTGAGACAGCCGCATCATTGGCATCACCATTTGCGCCTGGTGCAGCCAAGAAAGTTATAGCCACCGCCAAGAAGCTTGCCCCTATGGCAGCTGATATAATGTTAGACACATCAAAAGGAGTAAGACCATATGGAGTCGAACAAGAAGGAGCATTCTACCGAG